GTGCAATTGGTGTGAACTGCAAAATATTGGCTTTAAACGACAGAACAAAAAGAGAGGGAAGAACAGCATTTTTATGTATATATGATATAATACATTTTTTAAGACGGGAAATGCTTAATTTTACGGCATTTCCCGTCTTTTTTGTTTCTAATTTGTTACTGGTTCAGCGTAAAAAATATTATTTTAATAGGGCAACAGTTTCCCGTAACTGTTCAATAGTCTTGTGATTATACACCCTGTTTCCCACATCCTTTGACTTATGACCCATCAGCATATCAATACATTTTCTATTGCCTTTTGCGTTGTCAAGGTTGGTTTCAAATGTGTGCCGTGCTTCATGCGGGGTCTTGTCTGCACCTATCTTTTCCATGACTTCACCCCAACACTTATAGTAATTTGCCTGACTGAACTTTTTACCCTGATAAGTGAACAGGTACTTGTTACCTTCATCAACTAGTGCTTTCACAAAGGGTCTGATTCGTTCATGTATCGGAACAATACGGCACTTTCCGGCAGCAGTCTTGATTCCACCTTCAAAGTACCAGTCCTTAATGTTTATCTGTTCAGTTTTCATTCCCAACAATTCCTGTAATCTGAACCCCGTATATATGTAGATCAACACGGTATTGACCCAAGGGTCATCTTTTATTTTCCACAGTGAATCAATCTGTTCAGGCGTGAACGGTTCACGGGTGGTATCAGGTATTGGTGGGGCGGTGGTAATTTGTGAATACATTTTATCTATCAGGTCAATTTCAAAAGCAAAACGGTCAAGGTGACCGAACAGATTCTTGATTGACCATTGTGTTGAATAACCGCACCCGCAGTTGTCAATGCAATCTTGCATCTGATAAGATTTCAGTGATCTGTACTTCACACCGTAATATTTTGAACAGTGCTTGAACGCTGAACGCAAGGACTGTTGATTTGATTTTCCTAACTTGGGTAACTTGATTTCAGACCAACGCTGATAGAGTACAACCAAGGTGACCTTCTCCCGGTCAATGTCCCAAGGGTTGTTGTTATATTCAGCCAATAGGATGTTAGCTTTTTCTTCTGTTTCAGCGTAACCGATAGGGGTTTGTTTTGCGTGTCCCTGTTCGTCATATATGGTGACCTTGGCAAGCCACGGGCGTGATCGGTTACCCTTCAACTTGGTCACGCATCCGTAACCGTTTGGGTTTCTTCTTCCCATGTATATCATTCCTTCCTGATTGAAATTTCAAGGAATGGATGATATAATTGGGGTTGCATAGCCTATATCATCCTATTCCTTGGTATAGAGTTATAAGAACCCTGACCGCTGCAACGGTTGGGGTTCATTTTTGTTCAGTTATAATTCAATGTGTGAAGGTGCTACAACACCTTTATTCTGTAAATCAAGAAACTTTCCATATTCCATTGCTGTTCCCCAAAAGGCAAGCATACCTTTGTCATATTCCACGACCAAGTAATACTTCTTTGCACCTTTTAATTTTGATGTGTTTTTTGCCTGACCGTGATATTTTAACATGAACTTTTCTTCTTCCATTGCTGAAAATGACTTGATTCTGTTCATTGGAAGTGTGACGGTAGTTTCAGGCTTGATTCTTCTGATCTCAAACACATCACCTTTTACTTCAATTCTGCAAGGGTAATCAGTCGCAAACCCTTCAATTCCTTCATAATGTCCTACTGGTATTCCTGATTCTTTCTTTTTTCCAAACATTTTTTACCTTCCTTTCATTCAGTAACCGTTGTAACTGTTGGTAACGGTTTAAGTATCTGTTATAAATGCAGTATTATCAATAGGGTAACTGTTAGTAACTGTTGATAATTGATTTTCTTATATTTTGATTATGTACTAATTCTAATGTAAAAATAAAAAAGTAAAATATATAGTATAGAAAAACAACAGTTACCCGTTACCAACAGTTACCTTTTGGAAAAGTCAACCCATATTATGCCGTTTGACTTCCTGATGATTCTTTTTTGACAGAATATTTTTCATTATCCAGTAATGTGTTAATTCGTTCAATGACTTTAATTCTGTCAACTGCATCCAGTTTAATAAATGAAGAAATCACAAATTTGGTTTCTTCATCATAAACTTGTTTTACCAGTTCAACAGATTCAGACTGTTCTTGAATATTTGAACAATCCATTAGATCACAAACTGATACACCAAGTTTTTCTGCTATGATCTTTAACTTGGATGTAGGGACATCGTTAGTCCCTTTTTCAATCTTTGAAATAGTAGACCGTGCGTTGTCCGTATTCCACCCGCAAAGGTTGGCAAGTGCTTCTTGAGAAAGTCCTTTATCGTCCCGGTATTTTTTTATGTTATTACCAAGAATTTTCAGAAAATCCTTCTTTTTATCTACCACAACTGTCACCCCCTTTCTATATGTAATTTTACTATGTTGGGGATTGAAAATCAACTTTTTTTAAGTTTTTTATAAAAAATAGTTGACATTTAATCCACAGTGGTTTATAGTATGAAATGTGGATGAACAATCCACAAGAAACAAAGCAAGTAGGAAGGACACGGGTGAAGCGATAGGGCTACACGCAAGTGACATGGTGGTCAGGCTGCCGGATAGCAGATAGAGCGTGTGAAGAATAAACATGACCCGTCAAAGTAGTTGAAGAAAACAGGAACGGTAGGGCAAGAAAGCACAGTGTACCGCACTATTTGAAGAAAGCGGACAGGCTGAACCAATCGGCACTTTACCCCTAAAACAAGAAACCGTTAAGTGGAAGAATCAACCGCACGAGATGACACAGCACTTTGTTTCACAGGTCAGGAAGTTCCCCGACTTCCTGACTATTTCAAAAAGAACTGTTGCAGCAGTTCCGGGGAAAAGAACCAAGGAATAGGATTTCAGTTCTTTCAAAAAATTGTCTATTGTATGTTGGTCAACAGGTTTTGGTGGTTTTAATGTGAAACCCCGGCGGTTTGAACAGCACCGTTCAAAAAGTTCAATGATGTGTAACAGGTTTTCAGATTTTAATGTGAAATCTGATAAAGGAAAGACACCCCTGATTGTACTAAGGTGTGCTGACAATAGACAACTTTTTGAAGGAACTGGGAAAGGATAAAGGCAATGATTGATTTCATAAAAGATGCGGATTGCACCAAGGAAACACCTGTCAAATTGGGTGTTCCTGATGCACCGATATATGGCAAGGGCATCAAATTGAAACCAAGGGTTGACGGTAGAACTGATTCAGAGCATTTCAAGAAAATCTATTTGCCGGAACTTTTACCACTTGAAGAATATGATCTGATAGTTGTTTTGATTTCCGGCGGTAAGGATTCAGTTGCTTGTTACCTAAAACTTCTTGAACTTGGTGTACCAAAAGAAAGAATAGAGTTTTGGCATCACGATATTGACGGCGGGCATCCTTCAAGGCGTATGGACTGGAAATGTACCCAAAACTATGTAAAAGCACTTGCAGATGCAGAGGGTATCAAGTTAAGGGTTTCATACAGGGTGAATGGTTTCTTTGGTGAATTGTATCGGATAGGTGCATCAGAACCCATTGAATGGATTGACCCTGATACTGGTGAAGTAAAGCAGTGCAAACTTTCAAGCAATTATCTGAAATGCAAAGAACTGAAAGAACAGGCAACAGAGGAAATGGAAGAACTTCTGAAAAAGTACGGTTATAGAATGAAGTTCCCCGCAAAAACTGGTGATCTGTCACGGCGTTGGTGTTCTGCATATCTGAAAATATGTGTTGCAGATACGGTTGTCAGTAATCTTGACCGCCTTGGTGAACTTGAAGAACTGGGTGGTAAAAGACATAAATTCCCCGCAAAAGGTGGTACGCATTCAGGGCGTTGGTGTAGTGGTAACTTAAAAGCAGCGGTTCAGGACAGTGTGACAGCCAATCTTGAAGAAACCAAACGTGACAAGAAAATCTTGATTGTTTCAGGTGAACGCCGTGGTGAATCTGCCGGACGGTCAAAGTACAATGAAATGGAAATACACCGCACCAATGCAGAAGCCAAGGCACACAGAATTGTTCATCAATGGCGGTGCTGCATTGATTATTCTGAAAAGGATGTGTGGGAACTGCTGAAACGGCATCATATAAACCCACACCCATGTTACAGGATAGGTTGGAACAGATGCAGTTGTATGATGTGTATATTTTCAACACCCCGGTTATTTGCCGGAGTAAAAGAACTTTTCCCTGATGATTATGCTGCACTAAGGCATGATGAAGAAGTTCTTGGGTTCACACTGGATAACAAAAAGAATCTTGATGAATTTATCGGTGATACACAGTCTTGCGTGTGTTGGAAGGATAAAGCAGCAATACATTCAATACTTACTGGTGAGTTCAACACAGATGACATATACACAAATGATTGGAATTATCCTGTTGGTGCATTTCATGGTGCTGACGGTGGTTCATGTTAGAAAGAAGGTGGTTATGTGAAGAAAATAGTTGCAGCATGGATTGAGCAGATTCTTGAATTTCCAACCAAACTTGAATACCTTGCGTACATAGAAAGCCTGAAAAAAGGCAAACCGCAGAAGTTCAAGGAAACATCATTTGAACAGTTGGAATCAGGGGTTGTTAGAATAACTATCAGGAAACAGTATAACAACAATGCGTTCCCTGATGATGAAAAGGAAGGTGAAAAATAAGATGATTAAAGGTAATTTATTAAGAGAAAAAATTGATGCTTGTGGTTTCAAATTGGTTTACGTTGCTAAACAGGTTGGGATTTCTTATCAGGCGTTTTTGAAAAAACTCAACAATGAAACAGAGTTCAAAACAAGTGAGGTAATGATCTTGAAAGAACTTCTTCATTTGACAGATGATGAAGTTATGGAGATTTTTTTTACCTAAAATGTGGATTGATAGTCCACAATAAAGAAAGGATAGGTGATAAATTATGAAATTCAGCGAAAAGTTGAAACAGGCTATGCAGCAGTTAGGAATCAATCAGGCACAGGTTGTTGGATTGACCGGGAAAAGTAAGGGGTCAATCAGTATGTACCTGAATGACAAGACCACACCGTCAGAACAGGTTCAAAGTGATATTGCAGTATCACTTGGACTTAACCCTGACTATTTTGAACAGGAAGAAACCCCGGTGACATTCAAACCTTCCAAGTGTGAAGATGGCATCCCAACCTTGACAGTACATGAAGTTGCTAAGTTGATGCATAAGCACACCAGCACAATAGCACTTGGGTTACAACAGGGCGTTTTTCCTTGGGGGTATGCGATTCATACCAGTGAACACCGTTGGTCATATTTCATCAATGCAAAGCGTTTTGCAGAAATTGAAGGGGTGATCTGATGCCAAAGATTGAGTATAAAAGCATTAAGTTTCAGCAGAAAAGTCTTGAACTGATAAACCTTGTGAATCAGGTGGTTGAAGAATATCAGGCACAGGGATATGAACTGACACTTAGACAAGCATATTATCAGTTGGTTGCCCGTGGTTATATACCAAACAATGAACGCAGCTATAAGAATATAGGCAGTCTTATCAATGACGGCAGACTTGCCGGACTGATCGACTGGTACAGCATCACAGACAGAACCCGCAACCTTAGAAGCAATGGTCACTGGGACAATCCGGCAGATGTGATTGGTTCAGCAAGATATTCTTATATGCTTGATAAGTGGCAAGGTCAACCGAACTACGTTGAAGTATGGGTTGAAAAGGATGCCTTGGTTGATATTGTCGGACAGGCTTGCAGACCACTTGACACACCTTATTTTTCATGTAGGGGTTACACATCACAGTCAGAAATGTGGAGTGCAGCACAACGGTTTATTCGACAGGGTGACCGGGAAAACCGTTTCATCATTCATTTAGGTGACCATGACCCAAGCGGTATTGATATGACAAGGGACATTCAGGAAAGGCTTTCAATGTTCGGTGCAGATGTTTATGTAAAGCGTGTTGCACTGACAATGAATCAGATTAGTACATATAACCCACCGCCGAACCCGGCAAAGATTACAGATTCCCGTTGTGGAAAGTACATTGCTGAATATGGTGACGAATCATGGGAATTGGATGCACTTGAACCACAGGTCATCACTGATCTGATAAATAATGAGGTCACGGCACTAAGAAATGATGAAATTTATCATGCAGTATGTGACCTTGAAGAAAAAGGAAAAGATGAACTTAGAATGATAGAACGCAACTATGACAAGGCTGTTGCATTTTTAGAAAGTGAGGAATAAAAACCATGAAAAAATATGAATTTACAGGAGAAACCAAAGAAATCAAATTGTTATTTAGAACCGCAGTATTACACCGTATCCGTGCAACTGTTTCATTTGGATTTGTAAAAATCGGTGACCTTGGTGGTTGGATTGAGAAAGAAGAAAATCTTTCCCATGAAGGAAAGGCTTGGGTTTGCGGTGATGCCAAGGTTTGGGGCAATGCCGAGGTTTGCGGTGATGCCAAGGTTTGGGGCAATGCCAAGGTTTGGGGCAATGCCGAGGTTTGGGGCAATGCCAAGGTTTGCGGTGATGCCAAGGTTTGCGGTGATGCCAAGGTTTGGGGCAATGCCGAGGTTTGCGGTGATGCCAAGGTTTGGGGCAATGCCAAGGTTTGGGGCAATGCCAAGGTTTGCGGTGATGCCAAGGTTTGGGGCAATGCCGAGGTTTGGGGCAATGCCGAGGTTTGGGGCAATGCCAAGGTTTGCGGTGATGCCAAGGTTTGCGGTGATGCCGAGGTTTGGGGCAATGCCAAGGTTTGGGGCAATGCC